ACGCTTTGGGCAATGTGATTGCCCCGATGCCTGCCGTAATCAACCCAGCGGATTTCTATAATCAGTCTAATGTGATTTCGGCTGATATTGACCGTGTGTCTGGTGTGTCTGAGTTTATGCGTGGCGGCGTATCGGAGATTCGCCGCACCGCAACTGAATCGGCTTTGCTTCAGGATGCCGCCAACGCTAGGACAGCAGACAAGTTGGCGACCGTTGAGCGTGGTATCGCTGAGGTGGGTCGCCGACTGCTAATTTTGGCTCAACAGTTTATGACTGGCGAACAGGTGGCACGCATCACCGCCAAGAGCGGTGAGCCTGTGTGGGTCAAATATGACCGTGACTATTTGGCTGGGGATTTTGACTTTGAGGTTGTCGGCGGCTCAACACAGCCAGTGAACGAGTCGTTCCGCCGTCAGCAGGCACTTCAGATTGTGGACGCTATGGCACCGTTTGCTGGTGCTGGTGTCGTTGACATGGGCAAATTGGCTGCTTATGTGTTGCAGTTTGGTTTTGGTGTCAAGTCGCCCGAACAGTTCTTGCAGGCTGCTCCGCCTCCCCAACCACCCGTGGGGCAGCCTGCATTACCTTCTGGAGAGATGGGCGGGGTTCCGATTCCGCCAGCAAACCCGACAGTACCTCAGCAGGCTGAGGCTGGTATGGCGGGATTTGACCAGTCGCTTCAAGTCTAGGGAACAGCCCCCATTAGGGGTAGAGCAACCACCTAGGACTCTGGAGAAATAAATGAGCGATGAAATTGCAAACCCGTCCGTAGCGGACACCAGCGATGCTGGTGCAACCCCAGAAGTTGAGACGGGAGGAGCAAGCCCCGAGGCACCCGTTCTTCCTGTTGCCGATTATGCCAATCACATGGTTTCGGTCAAGGTTGATGGTGAGGAACTGAATGTTCCGCTTTCGGAGGCAATCAGCGGTTATCAGCGGCAGGCTGACTATACCCGTAAAACTCAGGAACTTAGCCAGCAACGCCAAAACATGGAGTTTGCGGCGGCTATCCAATCGGCGTTGGAGACGAATCCTTCAGCGACTATTGACCTGCTGGCACGACATTACGGCATTTCCCGAGCGGAAGCAACGGCGATGGCGAATGATGTTGCCAGCGAGGACTTGGAGTCATTGGACCCCACCGAGCGCAAGTTGCGTGAGATGGAGTCCAAAGTTTCTGCGTTTGAGGAGTATCAGTCCCAGCAGCAGATTGAGCGTGAGATTGCACGGCTTGAAGCCCGATACAGCGATTTCAATGTAGCCGAAGTGGTAAACACCGCCCTACGGCTCGGCTCAACGGACCTTGAAGGCACCTATAAGCAGATGATGTTTGACAAGATGGTTTCCCGACAGCAGTTGGAGTCCGAAGCGAAGGTGAAGCAGCAAGAAAAAGAGGCTGCTGTTGTCGCCGCAAAGCGGCAAGCAGCGGTTGTTTCTGGCGGCTCCAACCCGAGTGCTTCGGCAACGACAGATTCGGTTGAACCAATCACAAATATTCGTGAGGCTTGGGCTGCCGCAAAGCGTCAATTAGGTGCGAACTAACAAAACCCCCAAAAACTTATCCTAGGAGGATACAGTGTCTAACCCAAACTTTGATGCGTTGCTAAGCACAACGCTCGCTAACTACCGTGACCAACTCACGGACAATGTGTTCACGGCTCGTCCGTTGACCTACTTCCTGTCCGACAAGGGTCGCATCCGCATGCTGAATGGCGGCACCAAGATTGTTGAGCCGTTGATTTACGGTCAGAACAGCACTGTTGCCTCGTACAGCGGCTACGACACCATCTCGCTGACGGCGCAGACTGGTATCACTGCCGCCGAGTACGATTGGAAGCAGTACGCTGCGTCAATCGCCATCTCGGGCATTGAGGAAGCCAAGAACAACGGTGAGCAGGAAATCATCAACCTGCTGGAAGCCAAAATCATGCAGGCTGAGGAGTCAATGCGTGAAGGTTTCAACCAGATGTTCTTCGCTGACGGCACTGGCAACAGCGGCAAGGACTGGAACGGTCTGGGCAACATCGTTGAAGCATCGGGCACCGTTGGTGGTATCAACCGTGCAACCGCTGGCAACGAATACTGGCGTTCGTATGAGGAAAACACCGCAGGTGCTTTGACCCTCGCACAAATGGCTACCGCCTACAACACCGTCTCGGTTGGTAACGACCACCCCGACATGATTCTCACGACTCAAACCCTGTTTGAGAAGTATGAGGCTCTGTTGGTTCCGTCGCTCCGTTTCACGGACACCAAGACTGCTGATGCGGGTTTCCAGAACCTGCTCTACAAGGCTGCCCCAGTGGTTTACGACACGCACTGCACCGCAGGCGTGGTGTATTTCCTGAACAGCAAGTACCTGACTCTCGTGGGTCACAGCGGCAAGTGGTTCGCACAGACGGAATTCGTCCGTCCTGAGAACCTTGATGCCCGCTATGCGCTCATCATGTGCTACGGCAACCTCACTTGCCGCAACGCCAAGAAGCAGGGCAAACTGACGGCTAAGACCGCCTAGTTCTACGGAACGAAGCGGCTATTGGTGGGCGGGGGGTAAAACCCCCGCCCTCCACAGCCATCTAGGAGTATTATGCCAAGAGTAAACGGTAAAGAGTTCCCGTACACGGCTGCTGGCAAGGCGGCTGCTGTGGCGTACCGCAAATTGTCCAACAAGGGCGATGGGCAGAAACCGATTACTCAGGCAGAAGTCTTGAAGAATATTCCTCAGCCGTCCGCTGGGGAAACCCAAGGTTCATTCGTGAAGGGGCAGTTGGCTGCTTTGGATGAGGGTGACCGTGGAGTGTTGTCTCCGCAGAACAGTACGATTGCCCGTAAGGTTCTTGTGGAGTTTTATCGTCGGTGGGCTGCTCAGCAGACCGCCAAGAAGCGTGGAATGAGAGTACGGTAATGGCTAGGGGTCAGAATATTGGCGATATTATTCGGGATGCGCTCAACAGTCTGAATTCTGTTGGTACAGGACCGTCCAGAAAAGTCAAGCGCAAATATAAGTCTGGACTTCCGATGGTTCGGGATGACGCACGCCAGCCTCGCCCTGCTGGTGCTGGGCGGACTGGGTCTGGTCCATACAGCAATTATGACCCAACCACGGGTCCCAAGAAAAAGAAAAAGGGTCGCACCGTGAGTCCAAATGCCGCCAACAAGGGCACTAAAATCATGGTGCCAAATCCCAAAGGCGACAGACGAGCATTTGCTCGCTACAGGACTGTTTATGGTAGCGGTAAAACAGGAGGTATGCGCTAATGGCTAAGGGTCGTAAACCAGCGATTGACGGGTTAGCCCGTCCACAGGGTTTCTTGGATGATGTGGTGTATCCGATTGCGCAGAAGGCTGCTCGTGCGGTTATGAGTAAAACGCTAAAGGCTGGAGAACCTAGTCTTAGGGAGAAGGCGTATTGGGCTGCTGCTAAAGCCGAAAGAGCGGTTACAAATAAGCGTGTAAAGTCCTACAGCGATACTGCCCGTAAGGCGTTCAAGGGAAAGAAATACGGGAAAATGGAAATTGCTATCAAGAAGGCGCAAGCCGCAAATAACCCAAATGCCAGTGTTCGCAAAGCCGCCAAAGCGCAGCGAGGACGAAATCGCATGGAAAGAAAAATTCGGTAATGGCTAAGAAACCTGCGATTACTGGACTTGCACGCCCAGAAGGAATCATTGACGACCTGTTTGCCCCGCTAGGGAAAAAGACCGTCAAGCGTAGCCGCCAACTGGTGCGTGGCTACATCAAGCAAAACAATCGTGTAATCAACAGCAAAAAGTTGAACACTTTTGATGCCAAGGAGAAGCGTGCGTTTGAGCGTGCCAAAGAGGATTTCTTGGGCAACATGGAGCGTCGTGTTCGTCCGAACACGCCAGAGCCGTTCAAGCGTGCAAGAATCACTGTTCAGCGTGGTTACAATACGGACGCAGACAAGCGGTTCAAGCAGGCTATTGATGAGGAGCGTGAGGCTGTGCGTATCCGCAAGAATGTTCGTGCCATCAAGCGTCAGGTTCGCAAGGAGTTGGCTCCGAAGCGGAGATACAAGTAATGGCTAAAGGTCGCAAACCTGCTATTGATGGTCTTGCTAGACCACAGGGCATTATAGACGATGTTATATATCCAATTGTGACCCG